ACATTGGACAACTTGCAAATGACGGCACAGGTGACGCACCTACGGCTGGAGCGGCAGGTTCAGTTTGGTTAAAATCAACAGCGGTTGGTTCAGGAGCAAACATTGTTGTTAAATATTGGACAGGTTCAACATCAACTTGGTCAACATTATCATCACCACTACACTCAGATGATGATAACGCAATTGGTTCAACAACAGCGGCAGGAAGTTTATTCACACTTTTTGATGATGAAGACGACCAAAACTGGGATAAAACAGATATTGGTTCAACAGCATTATCACAAAAAGCAAACAATACTACTCCAGAGATACAATGGACAATTAGAAAAAGAGCAACAGGTACTTCAACAGTAACAACTGGTACTAAAGACTTCGCAGGTACAACTAATGATTATACATTAGCTGGTACTGACACACACGTTAAAGTGAAAATTTGTGGAACTGAAGTTGAAATCGCAACAGCGGGTTCGGCAGGTACAAGAGTTACTCTTGCAGAAATAGTAGCAGGCATTAATAATAATGCTACATTGGCAGGATTAAAAGTAGTTGCATCTATTGATAACTCTACAGGAAGTAAACAATTTTTAAGATTAACTAGAACAAACGGTAAAGCAATTTGGGTTGAAGATTCTTCAGCATCAGGTTCTAACAAAGCGGCAACAACTACTGCTAACTTAGGCTTTACAGACAATATGTCATCAGGTGCAACTTCATGGTACATGACGTCTTTATGGGCAAATTTATCATATGAAGCAAGTGCATCAGCGCCAACACAAACGGCTACAGATGGCACACATTGGTACGACACTAACATTTCAGCGGACATTTATGTTGCTGTAAATGACGGTGGTACAATGAAATGGCACGCATACGCGAACAGTAAGAATGCATTTACAACAGGTTCAGTTGCTTCTGGCGGCATCAAGGACTTGCAAATGGTATCTACAGAGCCTACTAAGGCGGCAGATGGCACAGCGTTGGCATCAGGTGATATTTGGATTGATTCAAATGAATTAGAAGCATATCCAAAAATTTACAAGCACAATGGTACGAAATACGTATTAGTAGATAACACTGATCAATCTTCAGCATCAGGTATTGTTTTTGCAGACGCAGTTGGTAATCCAGCTGGTACAACAGACGCGGCAGTGGGTTGGGGTTCAGCATACGCATCTTTTGATGCTGATAGACCAGATCCAGCGGCTTATCCAAGTGGTATGTTATTGTTCAACACTAGAATTAGTGGTTACAATGTTAAAAAATATCACAGCGCCTATACTGCACCTAACGGTACGGCAATGGGAGCAACTTGGGTTAACGCATCAGGAATGAAAGCAGATGGCTCAGCATACATGGGTAGAAAAGCACAAAGAAAAGTTGTAGTAACATCACTTCAAAGTGCATTTAGCTCAAATGATGAAATTAGAGCAGAATCAAGAAACTTTAACTTGATTGCTTGTCCTGGTTATCCAGAAACTTATGATGAAGCGATTGCACTAAACACAGCGAAAAAAGAAACAGCATTTATTATTCTTGACGCTCCGTTTAGATTAAAATCAGCATCAGAAGTATCTAACTGGATGTCTAACTCAGCTAACGCAACTGAAAACGGTGAAGACGGTTTAGTATCAGCATCAACATATTCAGCTGTTTACTATCCATCAGCACTAACAACTGACTTAGGTGGTAACAACGTTGTTGTTCCAGCTTCGCATATTGCATTAAGAACTATCGCTTACAATGACCAAGCGGCATACCAATGGTTTGCTCCAGCAGGTTATCAAAGAGGTACAGTATCAAATGCAACATCAGTTGGTTACATTGATTCAAGCACAGGTGAATATAATTCAGTTGTATTAAGCTCAGGATCAAGAGACTCACTATACACAGCAAAAGTTAATCCAATTGCTTATATGCCAAATAGAGGTTTAGTAGTGTTTGGTCAAAAAACATTACATAACACAGCTTCAGCATTAGATAGAGTTAACGTAGCAAGATTAATTTGTTACTTAAGATATCAATTTGATGCATTGGCTAAACCATTCTTGTTTGAATTAAATGACAGAATGACAAGAGATCAAGTAACTGATACTTTTGAAAGATTCTTATCTGACTTATCTTCTAAGAGAGCATTATATGACTTCTTAGTTGTTTGTGATGATACTAACAACACAGCAACACGTATTGATGCAAATCAATTGTGGGTAGATGTAGCAATTCAACCAGCAAAAGCGGCTGAATTTATATACATTCCGGTTAGAATAAAGAACACAGGTGAATCTTTAAGCTACAGTTAATAGTTAAAATACACATAAAAAGGCTACTATAGAGATATAGTAGCCTTTTTTTTACCCTTTAAAGCCAAACTTTTTCACAAATTTTTCTATAATCGCATAAATACTTGTAATACAATTTAGTTTGTAAGGAGAGATTACAATGGCTACATTAAATAAATTTGGCGTTCCAATAGACGGTGCTACAGGTAGAGGTGGTATTTTACAACCTAAACTTAAATATCGTTTTAGAGTACGTTTTACAGGCTTTGGTAACCTTGGTGCTAATCCTATTGATTTAACTCAACAGGTAATGAACATTACAAGACCAAAAGTAACACATGAAGAAGTGCCTATCCACGTGTATAACTCAGTAGCATACCTAATGGGTAAACACACTTGGGAACCAATCACTATTACAATTAGGGATGACATCAACAACAGTATTTCAAGATTAGTTGGTCAGCAAGTTCAAAAGCAAATGAATCACTTTGAACAAACTGGTCCAGTTAGTGGCGGTCAATACAAGTTTACTTCTAAAGTTGAGATTTTAGATGGTACTAATGATGCTGAACTAGAGCAATGGGATTTAGAAGGTTGTTTCTTACAAAACGTTGACTACTCAGATGGCGATTACGCAGTATCTGAACCTGTACAAGTTATTATGACTATGAGATATGACAATGCTATCCATAAAGGTGCTGGTGGAAGTGAGATATTCCCACAATTCCCACTATCATTCCCTGGACAGACAAATCTTTAATAGTTTAACTTTTGTATAGAGGAGAGTCACATGGCAGAGATATGTCAAACAATGGAAGCTACGAGTACTATCAACAGTAATTCGTCAGCTTCCTTTGTTCATTTAGAGCAAGGGGTTTAATTATGGGTAACGTAGTTGATAGTAGTGGTAAACCAATAAGAGACAGTAGTGGTAATTTAATTAAAACTGGCTCGTCTGATGCCGCTAAAGTATCAAAAAACAATTCAACCTCAGGTGCTGACATATTAACTCCAGAACAGAAAAAATATTTTTCTTCAATGGATACAAATCAATCTGTATTCACTGAAGCAGAAATTAATGCCGTAAGAGCAGGCGGCGATGAATCTTTAGCAAAAACAATGGAACAGCAAAACGAGGACGCAATTGCGTCACTTGGTGAAAATGCTGAAGGAGAAGCAACTGATGGTGCTGTACAAGGTCAAGGTGATAAAACACCAGGCGAAGGTAGAGCAGTAGCAGACGAAGTTGATCCTACATTAAGAGGTCCATCAAGAGCTCAAGAAAACTATTCATTAAAAGCAACACCAACAGCATTTATGTCTGGGTTACCTAGACAAAAGTTTCAATACGTTGCAACATTTAGATTTCATTCTGATGATGCATTTAATCAAGTTTTTGAAAATCAAATTGATGCTCAAGTAGAAAGAAACATGGCACCAGATCAATATAACGGTGCAGATGCCGGGTTTGCAATGAATGATACATCATCAGATGCATACAAAGAAGGTGAAAGAATTTCAAGAAATAAAGTTATTGGAGATTTGAAAAAAAGTTTAATATGGAATATTAAATCAATTGATGGTCCAAAAGTAACTATGGCAATGGATGTACTTAATCAATATAATAGAAAAAGAAACGTATATAGACGTGTAGAGTATGATCCAATTAATGTAAGATTTTATGACACTATGAATAGTGCCGCAATGAACCTTTGGAAGTACTTGTATGAACATCATGTGAAAGATGGCAGAAATAAAAGTTGGCAATATCAAGGTATTGGTAATGTTGAATCTATTGCCGCTCCATATCAAAGAACAATAGTATCTGGAAGTGACCAATGGATAAAAGATAGTAACTATGGTGTTGACATTGCTCATGGTTATGATCAAAAAGACGGTGTAATTAAAAGTTTAGATTTATATTTAATACATGGTAAAAAATTTACTTTAATAAGATATGTAAATCCAAAAGTTACAGCAATGGATCATGATAATTTTACATATGAGTCAAGTGGACCAATTGAAATGGGTATGCAGTTTGCATATGAAACAGTTTTATATGAAACATACAATCATCCATTTGATGAAATTAAAGATAGTAATGTTGATCTTAATGAATTATTTGAAACTGCAGAGATGCCAGAAACACCAGCAACAGAAGATTTTAGTAGTGTAACTAATGATGGTGAAGGTTCATTAAAAGATGATTCGTATATGACAAAAATGACAGGTGAAACAGGCATACAAGATAGTTTAAGTGCTTCATCGGCTGGCTCAGGAAGTTTTTTAGCCGGTAACGATGCAAGAGGTGATGTTGGTGCTATTAATACAAAAGGTGGTTCATCTATCTTTGGAAGTATTATGGGCGGTACACCAATTACTGATGGAATAAATGCTATTACAAGTAAAGTATATAACGGTGCTAAA